AGGCGGTTCCTTACCTTTTGATTCTGCGAGTTTACATGCTTTGTTATACTCGGAGACTGCTAATGTGAACTCTTTGTTGTTAACATAGTGTTCTGCTTTTTTACGGTCTTTTTTAGTAGTCATGGTAATATTATACTAGAAGTACCCCTATTTAGCAAGAGGCTTTCTAATATTTATTTTTTTATATTTTTTAGCAAAACCCTCTTGCGTTTTGAGAATTTTGTGGTAAAATGATATTGTATCCAAGGGATACTATAATATATAACATATATCTCTTTAGGTATACTTCCTTTGTATATATTTATTGCGTCTTTAGAAGTATATTACACCGATCATATATCCGCAGAAAAAGAAAGCTGCAGCCCAAACGGGTTCTTGCTTTGCAAATTCCCAAACATTTAACCAATATTCGATAAAAAATTTCATGACATCTCCTGTCTGTGGAGTTGCCATAATCACTCTGGCTACATTGGATAGTTGGCGTTGACCGTAATCCAAATTAAGCCAAATGGTAATAGTATTGGAAGAGACAGTAGTATGACAAATTCTACGACTTCACAAGTTCTCTGATATGCATCAGTCCTTCTTAGGTTTTCGAGATGTTTCCCTATGCTCTTCGCAAATTGTAAAACTGCTGTGGTCATGGGTTCCTTAATATTAAACATTCATAGGTGTTATACCGTTATATAACACTGATTTATTTATATAAGAAATAATCCTAGTGGATTTTTTTCTTGTCGGTAGGTTGTACCATGTGTTCAAAGTCTGCCATCTGTTCATCAAACTCATCCCACTCTTCTTCTTCAATTCTCTCTAACATTCTTTGTTCCCTTGGAGTAATAGGCCCGCCTGTTTGTTCCATTAGGTCTTGGATAATTCTATCCATATATGCTCTGTGTAATTCCTTTCTATCTTTTGTTAAAGGGATTGTTCCATTTTCAACCATGTCGAACCATCTAGAAGAAGCTTCATCATAAAAAGGAACGAACTGTTGATTCAATAAATTTCTGTGTGCAACCATATCATGAGGTATGATTACGGTTGGGTCAGAAGACATTGGTGAATAGGGATAGAAAGTTGCAAGTGTTTGTTGCTGAGCTGTAATAAGTTCTAGTTTACATATCATAGGTAAAGTAACTGCAATACCGTTTTGATTTTCTTTAGTCATGCCTACAATCTCTTGACCAGTCTTAAGTTTTAAGACTTCGTATTTGGTAGGAGAGACTAAGTCGTTAGGGTTCATTTAAATCAAATTGTTTAATTTCGTAAGAAAAATTTTCCTCGTTGTATATATTTATACGATCTTTAAGGTGACTAAGGGTATAATTCTTATATTGAAGGTCGTCTGCGATATCAAATAACCTCATGTTTTCCTTACCTTCCACTTTACGAAGGCCTCTACCAATCGATTGTAGATTCCGTATTCTAGATTTAGAAGGACTTGCAAAAACAATATTATCGATTCTTTTTATATTAACTCCAGTTGAGAAAGTTCCATATGAAGCTAGTATAACACTCTCTTTAGCTTTCTCTACTAATTCTCTAACCTGTTCTCTATCTTCTGTATCTGTTCCACCATAGACATAATGTAATTTCTCTCCTAGTCTTTTAAACATTTTCTTATGAAGTAAGACACCGTGCTTCTCAACGAACTGAAATAAGACTAAGGTGTTTCCTTTTAGACTATAAACAAGATTACATATGAATTCATTTCTTGCTTCACTACCTACAAGGTAATCCATCTCATCTTGGTAAGACATTTTCTTTTGTTTAGTATGACGAAGTATGACACAATCGATATCAATTTTAGCAATAGTCCCATCGTCCATTAACTCTTTCGAAGAAACTACTTTCTTGACTGGGCCGAACATTCCTTCCAGCTGAAGTCTATGACATTCTGAACCGTCAAGTGTTCCTGTAGTTCCAATACGAATTGCAGTCTTACTCATTTTTTCAAGTATACCTTTTAGTGTTTGTGCTTTGAATAAATGAGCTTCGTCTCCAACAACAACATCAAATGATTGCATTACATTCTTGGGTGCTTTACTAAATGACTGCCATGTAGTAACTGTTATTTCTGAATCGAATACTTCCTTTCCACTATAGATTTTACATATGGGTTTATCGTATCCATAATCTGCAAAGTCTTTAGCCATTTGCTCAACCAAAGCAGTTGTAGGAACAATGATAACCGTTTTCTTATTGTAATATCTTGCAAGTAAATAAATGATTAAAGACTTACCACTTGCAGTAGGTGAAAGTAAGAGTTGCCTACCATACTGAACAGCTGTTCTGAATGCGTCTAATTGATAGTCTCTTGGTGCGAAGGGTAAGTTTAATTCTTTAATAAAGTTTTCATCAGGTTCTCTTTCCTTGTCGCCAATGATATCACTTATACCATTTATTTCGTATCCTCTTTCTCTGCAGAACTCATCTACATAAGGGAGCAATCCAATATAAATTTTATTTGTTTTGATTGAGAAGAGCCTGACCTTACCGTCCCAGTATCTATTTCTTACCGAGGGCATGAACTTTGCATTAGGAACAGTGAACGAGAAAAAATCGAAGAGGTCTCTTTTTAACCCATCGTCACATTGAACTTGCATGAAGACTTCGTCTGTCTTCTTGAGAGTTATTTCAGAGGCCATCCAGTATTCCAAACAACTAAAGATTTTCTTGTTCCGTGTGTGACTGGAGTCACTTGGTGGTGTAACCATGAAGGAAATACTATCATTGAACCTAAAGTTTTTCCACTAAAGGGAGTAGTATGAATTAACTCATCGGGTCTTATTGCCGAATCCCTTGTTTTTAAACTATCAAAAACACGCATAGATTCTAACCATTGAAAATGTCCACCCTCATATTCTTCGGGATTTGATAATTGAACTGAACAAGATATCTTTCTAGTTCTACCATCTTTGTAAGTGTCGGCACCTGCGTCTGTATGCCAAGTATAGAAGTCTCCAGTTGGTCTATCAGGTTGAGCTTCGTATATAGTATACTGCCATGCCTCCATACCATCTACTTCGTAATTCCAACCCGCCACTTGATTTGCATGAACCATTCCGTCAAATATTTTTTGTTTTAACACTTGGTCAAAATCACCTAGTTCGGCACCGTGTTCTAACCACTTATTAGTAGACTGTCTTATTGAATAATCTTGACTACCACTCTTACCTTCTGTTCGGTGCTGTATTCCGTCTTTGTCTTTTCCACCAAAACCCAACCTTCCCTCTTGGACGGGAAGCTTAAAAGCATATCCATGGATATAATCTACTTCTTCTTGAGTTAGAAACCCCTCAAGAATAACTACATATTGTTTATATAACATTAGGAACCCGCCATAAACTTACGCCATTCAATGGTATTCTTAATAGTTTGGTGTCTCCATGTTATATTTTCCATACACCTCTTTAAGAAATCAATCGTTATCTGTGCATACTCGGTCTGTGCATTTATAGTTTGCAAGTCTTTATCTGCATTAAAGAATATCTGCATATCGTTTTTCATAATTTTAAGTCCGTCAAATGGGTCGTCTGACCAACCAAGTTCTTTGATTCTGTCTTCGTCCATTTTACCATTGAACCATAACCATTTATCTTTAAGAAGTATAGAATATCTAAGGTTTAGATTCTTATGCCTAATAACAGCGTCAGTTAAGAGTTCGGAGTATTTTGCGTGGAGTCTTGGAAGTTCTAAAGACGACTTATCTAGTTCGATATCGTCAATTTCACAATCCTTCTTCCACTCTTCTTTCAATTCATCTAGAGTCATAATATACCTATTATACCATATTTATGGTCTTTAGGGAAGGGGATTTTAGGAAGTGGTAGCTATGTCGTAATATGTAAATCTGAATTCAACGGTTGCAACAACGGTCTCACCGTCTGCACCTGATTCTAATTCTATACCACTTAAGGATATGGGGAATGCGTCATGGAATCTAAAGTATCTATTTGGTATATTTTTGTTTGTGTTTGTAACCAATGTGATATCTGAATACTGATTAACATCTGCATCAATAGAACTTAACTCCCCTGTAGTAGTTTTCTGAGCTTGAACTAAGTCACGAA